GGCATTGCCGCCGTCGATCGAGGTAACGCTGATCCAGCCGACGAAACCAGGCGCCGGGCGGCCGTCGACAATCACCCGATAGCGGAATTCGTATTCCGTCAGGCTCAGGATGCCTTCCTGAATGAAAGCGATAAGCGAATCCGCCTGAACCGTGCGGGTGAAGATGTTCGTCGGCTCGGTCTTGATACGCCACTGGAATTCAATGGCCGTGACAGTCGGGTCCGCGATCGTCGACCACGATATGCGAAACGCGGCATAGCTGCGGCCGTCCGCACCGATGGCCTTCACCGGAATGACGGCATAGTCCGGCAGCTCGTTGGCATATTCCGGCTCGCCGGGCGGGAACGGGATCTCCGGCGGCAGGACACCGACGCTGTCATAGATCGCACCGCTGCGCTCGACGAGCGAGAGAACGACGTTGCGCGGGCCGTCGCTGGACAGCGTCTTGATGGAGCGGCTGGCGACCATGTAAACGCGGTCGCCGTAGCGCGCCGAGTTCCACCGGATCCAGTCGCCTGCCTTGATCGTCTGGAAGCGCGGACGCACGACGATCTCCGCCGTCGCCTCGTAACGGTTCTCCTTGTAGTAGATCGCCGCAAGCTGGTTGGCCTGCGCCTTGTAGGGCACCGTTGGGAAGTCGAGCTTGAAATCCCGCGTGCGGCGATCGAGCCCCACCTGAGAGGCGTTCGTCTGCGTGTCGTAGCCGACAGGCGACCACATGTTTGCCGGCTCGGGATAGGTGCCCTGCACCGAGTTCACGATATCGGCCTGCGACTTGTATTTCTGGAAGCGCACCGGCTCGGTGCTGATCAGATCCTCGTCGGTGATTGTCTCCACAATCGGCTGATCCGTTCCGATCAGCGGCCAGGACCCGTCAACGCTGTCGACGACGATACCGCCGCAGGACTGCATGACGGCATCGATGTTGTCGCCGTGCTCTAGATCCGCGTCGAAGATGATCGAGCAGCGATAGCGCTTGCCGTAGCTGGCCGTCTCGTCGCAGATGTTGGCCGCGATGGCATAGCGATCGACAGGCAAATCGACAGGCGACATACCCATACCAAGAAACATGTCGCCGTTGATCGCGAAGCCCCGGCGATAGTTGTAATCCATGACAACGGGGTTTTCGGTCCACTCATAGGTCGAGTAGTTGCCCCAGCGATGCGAGCCGACGCCGCCGGCCGTGGAATCCTTCCGAAAGTCGTAGAGCCGCGCGCCGCGGATCTCGAAGAAGAATTGCGGCGGCTGAGCAAGGCGCTCTTGGTGGTAGGTCAGGTAGGCGACGATGTAGCAGATGCCCGTGCCGACATGGTTCGCAGTCCAACGGCCGAATGGGTTCGAGCCGCTGATCAGGGTCGCGTCGGCCGCCGACTGCGTGCCATCGTAAAAGCGGAAGGACAGCAGGCCGGCATAGTCGCCGCTGTTCACCGTGTAGTATCCGCCGCCCTGGTGCGTGAGCGGAAGCAGCTTGCCGCCGGCCCAGATGCGCGAAAGGCCGTCGCACGGGAAGTCCGAGAAGGCATAGACCTGCTGCAGGCGCTTGTTCGCATCACCGTAGGAGTTGGCATAGCAGTCGTGTCCCGCCATCCCGACGAGGCCGCAGGCAACCTGCCGAGAGACATTCTCACCATACTGAAGCTCGAACTGGACGCCACCAGCCTGCCGTTCCGCCTTCTTCGCGCGGTTCTTCTGGAGCTTGGCGCTGATCAGCTGGAGCCCGATGCCAAGCACCAGTTTGCCGATGATGCCGAGCCCCCCGATAAAGGATGAGACGGCACCAACGAGGGGAGCAAGAAAAGGCATTATTCCACCCTGAAGGCTGCGAGAACAGCAGTCGGCGGCAGGAAGACGATCTCCTGCGCGCCACGCGTCATGAAGCCGACTGCCGTAAAGACGCCGCCGGAGATCTCGCCATTATTGTCGTAGACGCCGATATCGCCGCGCTGGGCCATCAACACGGGGATCTCAGAAAAGCTAGCCGCGAAGGCATCGCGAACAGTTTCGAAGCCACGCTTGCGCAGCTGCTTTCCGGCGCCGGACGGCGTCTTGTAGCGACGGGCGGCCGCGCCATGCATCGTCTTGCCCGTCACGGCCTCAACCGCGTCGTCGGCGATGATGTAGCAGTCAGAAAGGCCGTACTGCGCAGGCAATGCCTGATGGGCCGCCACAATCTTGTTGAGGCGGTTCAACCAGTCTGGATGTCGCATGATTCCTACCTGAACAATCCGAGGAAGCCGCTCTTGACCGAGCCGGCCCACTGCCCGCGATTTGGCGAGGGCTGCGCACCGGATGGCCCTGCGCGGCCCCAGATCAGTTCCAGCCGGCCGGCCGTTGCCGCGTGCTCGAAGAACCTGTCGCCGGGATCCCGGCGCTTCTGATCAGAGATGGACCGATACCGGCCATTCTTCCGGCTGTAGTCGAGCTGCCGGCCTTCGCACGCCGCCTCGATGTATGCACCGCCATCCGGCCCGAAATGGTGCTGGACCGTGTCGACGTAGCCGCGCGCGACGGTCTCGACCTGCAACAGCGCGCCGGTATCGGGATGAAAGTGCGCATCCATCACGCGCACCGGCCGGTCGCGATAGTCTTCGTTCTCGATCTCGGTCAGCATCTCCGGCGTTAGACCGAAGTCTTTGCTTTCCGCCAGGCGCAGCGTGAAATTGCCATCCGCCGAGGTGCCGAGACCACCGCCGAGGTCTGAAACCTCGATCAGGCCAAACGGCCGATAGGTCAGGCCTGAGTAGACCAGATTATCGTTGTCGGCGATAAAGCCATAGGTGCCCGTGCCGAAGTCCAGCCGGATCATCTGCCGCGTGGAGATCCGCCCGGCGTCGTAGAGGTCTTTGACGTCATTCGAGAGCATCAGGCACTCTCGACCAGCTTGAAGGAGACGGTGTAAAACCGCCCGTTGCGCGGCGCCTGAAAGCTGTCCGGCACGGGGCGCATAAGAATGGCTGGCTTGGCGAAACGCACCACGGCGCCGGCCTGCGCGACCGTGGCAAAGGGCTGCGGCTCGACGGCAATGGTGCGTGTCGTACCGGAGCCCGTGGCTTCCGTGACCCGGCCGAGGTAGTAGCGTCCCGATCGCTCAAGGCCGATGCGGTCTCCGGGCGCCAACACAAGGCCGCCGTCGACGCTGTTCACCGACAGGACATTGCCATCAGCAACACTCACGAGACTGCCCGGATCGTCGGCCGGACCATGCTCCTGCCAATGCGCTTTCGGATAGCAAACGTGAGGATGCCGAAAGAGCACCGATCGCAGACCGCCGCGCAGGGACATCCACCACGCTTCAAGCTCCGCAAACTGCGAGAGAAGTAAGGGCCGCGTGGTAAGGCTGGCCTCCCACACTGCCGGCGCGACTTGCGTATAGTTGATCAGGCCGCTTGCCGCTGGAGAGGCGGTAACGCCTTCGCTAAGCACCACGTCTGCGACGGCATAGCCGACGTCAGGCAGTTCGCGAGGGAAAGTGATCGGCATGATTACAGGCCCCTGCGCTTCTGTGCTTCCTGGACGGTTTTGACAATGGTGCCGGGGAGTTCCTGCTGGAGTGCCGCAAGCCGACGCTCTACACGGGACAGTCCAGCAGCATCGGCCCCGGTCGCATCGATGTTGATGCTAATCGGAGCACTCACAGACTGTGCGCCTTCAGAGCCAATGAGACGCGGCGCCCGAAGAGCGCGACCGGTAAGTTTGGTATGGTCGGTTACTGTCTCTTGAGGGTGAAGCATCGCGAGGAAGCCGCCCTTCCCATCCATGCCGCCCGCGCGGGCGCCGTTACCCGTGTGGCCGCCTCCGTCGAAACCCGGAATACCCTTGAGGAAGTTCCCGAGCGTCGTGTTGGCCTGAAATCCACCGCCGCCACCAAAGAGACCGAGGATGCCGGTCAGGATGCCACCGCCTCCGCCCACAGAGCCGGCGCGATTGACTTCGAGGATCGCATCGACAACGTCGTCGAGCAGCTTGTCTGTGATTTTATCGAGCGCATTTATCGCGGCATCACTAAGATCTTCCCATTCTAGCTTACCATCCGCCAAGGCTGACTTAAGGTCGCCGAGCCCGCCGCGCATCAGATCCCTCTGAAGGGCTAGGTTGTTCTGCGCCTTTCTGAGTTCGTCAGCCTGGCGGGCATAGGCGGCCGACGTTTCGTCAATCTGCCGGATCTGCTCGGGAGTAAGCTGGGCGTTCCGCCAATCCTGATCGCCCTTCTTGCGCGCCTCTTCGCGAACATCCTTGAGCGCCTTCTGCTCCAGATCGAACGCGGTCCGGCGTTTCTGCTGCGCCTCATAGGACAAGCCGAGCTGCGCACGCTCTTCGGCCAGCGCGACAGTTCGCTGCTTGATGGCCTCGATGTCCTCAAAGAAGCGATCGTCGGCCGTGCGCTTGGGGGTCTTGCTGCCGCCGGAACGACCTTTGTTCCACGTACCGCCGGGATAAATCCCGAGCTCGGACGGGCGTCGGTCGGGCGTGGGGCCATTCTCCGGCAGAGGAAAGCTCTCGCCCTGGATACGGCCATCGGAAGACTGGTCGCGCAGCTTCGCGCCGCGCCATGTCGTCGGATCCGTCATCCGGGCTTGTCCAGCCGCGGTCGCCATCTTCTGCACGTTTCCAGCAGCACCGAGCGCAGCGGCTGAAACCTGATCGAACATGGAGGCGAAGTCAGCCAGCGCAGGGATGCCGGAGCTCGCAATGGCGGCTGCGAGCGCGTCGGTGACACGCTTCACATCATCGGCGCTGACCTCACCCTTGTCGGCTGCCTCCGCGAACTGGTTGAAGGCGTCTTGCAAGGCCATGACGGAACTTGCATCTTCGCCGGCAGTCTGGAGATCCTGGACAAGCGCGCCAATGGAGCCGCGAGCATCCTCTATCGAGGCCCGCACGGCGGCAAGGGTCTTCTCATTATAATCCGCAACGCCCTGATCAAGCAGCGCGGCATCCTGTGCCCGCTGAAGTTCGTCGGCATATTCCTTCAACGCCGGGATTGCCTCACCCCAACGCTGGGCGACTTGCTGGATAAGCTGGGCCTGCTTCTGAAGCGCCTCCGCCGAATCCTCGGTGGTGCTGAAAACGTCAAGGCCATATTGAAGGACGGCGGCACTCGCCGCGATGACGCCGATCGTCACCAGCGATACCGGATTGATCAACTGCATGAATGCAGCTGATACCGCCGGGCCGATGGCCGAGCCGCTGGACCTGATATCGTTGAAGACCTGCGCAACCTGCGGACCCTGCTGCAAGGCAACGGTGTACCAGGGCATGAAGCCGGCGGTGGCAACGATATCGAAACCCTGCGCGGCGAGGTTTGAAGTGTTAAAAGCTCCGGCCCCGCCACGCCGGTTCGGGGTGTCCGACAGCGCTGCGTTTCTCTGCTTGATCGCAGTGATGGAGGAAAGTGCGGCCTGACGCTCACGCTGGATTGCCGCAGCCATTTCGTCCGCGGAGATCGCACCAAGCCGATGTGCGGCACGTATCTCGCCGATCGCGGACTTGTAGCTGCTGATCGTCGAGAACATGGGATTGAAGCGTGCGCGAAGGCGCTCCAATTCCTTTCCCTGCTCGGCGAGCGCACCCGTCCACTCCTTGGTGGCCGCGGTCTGGATGCCGACCATCTTGTTAATGCGGTCCTGAACGGCGGCCGGCATGGCCCGGTCGATACCCTTGCCGACAGCCGCGAATTGCCGCTCGATCTGTCCGCCCCACCTCGCAATGTCGCCGTCGAGCTTGCGGATGGAACGCTGGACAGAGGACAGATCAGTGCTGACGCCAATTACAAGATCGTCGGTCTTATCGTTGGCCAAGGAAGGTACCCCGCAGGAAAATGAAGCTGCGCCCGGTCAACCGTACCGCTCCAGCAGTTTTTGCATGTCGTCATCGGAGGGTGCGGCGATCTTTTTCTTCCCACCGCTGGCTTCATTATGACCCTCGATCGCGCGGAAGTACTCCGTCAGCGTCGATGACCAGAAGACCTCCGGCGTCCATTTGAGGAAGCCGAACGCGCCGCGCATCCATTCATTCCATGGAAATGGCGCCGCTAGCTCGTCGTCGCCTCCGCGGCTTCGCCGTTTCCCTCGTCGCCCTCGAAGTGATGCGCAAGAGCCTTGGCAAACGCTTCCGCGCACGCGGGGAAATCCTTCAGCTTCAGCGCGTCGACCGCCTTTTCGGCGTCGCCCCGGATGCTCAGGAGCGAGATCGCCGCGATGGTCGCGGCAACCTCAGTACGGGAGAGGCGCAAGAATAAATCCTCAAGCGACAGGCATCCCAGCCGCGTCGAAACGGCCGATAGACCTTTCATGCTGGCAGCGATCACGACGGGGACCTTTCCCACGCGCAAACCGACCTCGCCGCGAGCCTCGTTCACTTCAAGCGGGAAAGGCTTAGTGTCCCCCATGACTTATGCCTCCGCCGTGAATTCGAGCGGGCCGGCGGCGACGAACGTGGCGCTGAAGTCCATATTGCCTTCCTGTTCGCCGCTGAGCTCGAACTCGCTGGCCATCCAATCGCCCTCGAATTCTCCCAGGCCAGGAACGGCGACCTGGGCCGGGAACTTGGTGCCGTTGATGACGTGCTGCATGAACGTCGACGTGTTCGCACTTTTGACGTACTTGCCTGAGCCGGAGAACGTACGGTTCTTGATGCCGGGCTCGACGGTGCGCTGCGGGGTATTCTCCGGGTTTTCGCAGTCCGGGATCGTGGTATCCACCTCATTGGCGGACAGGTTGAAGCTGCGCGTCTGGATGCCGCAAAGCGCGCTGAACACCTGAGGGGTTGCACCGTTGCCGATCTTGATGAGCAGCAGGCGGCCGATTTGCTGAGCCATGATATCTCCTTGCGTCGCGCGGACGCCTGGTTTCAGGTTGATGGGTGATCGGCGTCGCGGAGCGCTAGAGCCGTTCGGTAAAGGCCACGAACTGGATAACTGCGTGGCTGGTCAGTCCATCGCGATCACGCATCACGCGGGTGAGACGATGGACGATGGATATGAGGCGGTTCGTCGGCAGGACCATGGGATGTTGGTGAAGGGCGACGACAACGGCGTCCGCGACCTGTTTCACCTCCTTGAAACCACCTGCGTCAGTCGACCACGCATGAAGCGTCAGCCGGACTTCCTGACCGTCAACGCATTCCGCATCGGAGCGCAGGCAATACGCCTCACCGATATCTACGTAGGGCTCGACCGCGTCAGCCGGCGGCCGGTCATAGACCTTTTGGCCCACGAGCGCCGTCAACGGCACGAAAGCCCGAAGTCGAGCAACGACGGCTCCCTGAAGCTCCAGGTCCGGCGACGCCATTATCGTTTCCTCATGGCTTCACGAACCGCGCGATTGATTGCGGCGTTGACGCGCTTCTTCGCAGCTGCCTTGAAGTTGTTCCACGTCGGGAAGATGTGCGGTTGTGCCGGCGTTCCGGGATGCGTGGTGCCGGCGAACTTGCCCTTGTTGATGTGCGCCTTCGTCCCGAATTCGAGGAAGCGCCATATCCATGGGGCATAGACAGCTGTAGCGTCCGGGTCCTTAGTAGTGCGTCCGATCAGTGGCGCCAGGTGCGGGTTGTCGGCCTGTCGCTCGCCCTTGATCTTGGTCATGTATTCACCCTTATCATGCGGCGCATCGGCGCTGATCAGATTGGCGGCTTCCTTAACGACATCAAGCTTGGCTTCCGCCGCGTATTTCTCAGCATTCGGCGCCAACTCGTTCAGCCGGCGCATCAAGGCTTGTCGTCCCATGATCTTCGCCTTCAAGGCCATCTAGCCGCCCTCGCTTTCCGTTTTGATCTCCGGCAGCTCGACGGGCTCGTCGTCGCGGTTCACCTTGCGCAGCCTCACTGCTTTGCCGGCATCGACGGCCAGCTTTGCCGCGGCGCGCGGCACGTTGTAACTGCCGGGATGGTAGACGATGGTTGTGCCGGTGTTCGGCTTCCAGTCCCAGCGCTCGGTGATCCTGATCCAAGCCATTAGGTCGCAACTCCAGATTCCACGGTGAACTCAAGGCACTGCCGATCATCCGTTGCAACGGGGCCGGAGCGCACGTTGTAGACCGTGCCGGACCTAGCATCTCGCATGCGCCAGGAGGTGGTGATCGCCCGCGTCTGTGAATTGTCATAGACCGTGACGACGGCCGGCTGCCGACCGGCGAGACGCGAGGCCTGCACCGTCTCGCCGCCCCGCAGAAAGCGGAACGACGCATCGGCCTTTACAGGGTTGAACCAGCCTTGTTCTGTTCCGCCGTAGCCATTGTCGACCTTCCCCGGCTCTTCGAACACGACGAGGTAATCCATCTTTCCCGGGTCGATCATGCGAATGCGAAGCTCCTGTGCATTGCAACCATGGCCTTGACGCCCATCGGAACACTGCCGGTCATGTCGGCGGTGACATCCGCGCGGTGCAGATAGAAGCTGGCGACCAGCATCAAGCACGCCTGCACCAATTTTGGCGGAACGTTGCCGGCACCGAGGCCGGCCTTGAACACGACCGTCACCTCCGAGATTGCCGGTACATTTTCGATGTAAAGCGCGCCGTCGCGGATCTCATAGTCCGTAACCGTTCCCGAAACGCCGACCGGATCCAGATAGGTGACCGACTGGATCGCCGCGTTCGGATACCCCTTGAAATTTAGGGTAAAATCCTTGCCGGTCGCGGTGAATTCCGTTTCCAGAAACACCGTCTGACAAGCTCGCTCGACCCAATCGACCGCAGCGCCGATGTAGTGCTGCAGTACCGCGTCGTCATCGGAATGACGGACGCGGCAATGCTGTTTGGCGAGGGCAAGCGATAGGACTTCGCCCACCGGCTCGCCGGATTGCTCAATCTTCATCTCGCCCTCGCTGGATGCTTACGGGGTCTGCTCGGTCAGATCGCCATAGACGATACCCTCGGGGCGGAGGGTTTCGAGCTGGATGCGCTCCTCGATGAGCAGCGTCACCTTGTTTGCGATGAAGTTATCGCGGTCCTCGGTGGAGCGGCGGATCTCGATGCCCTTGCGCTGCCAGAGGATCGTGTTGCCGACGAAACCGCCGACGAGGAACTTGCCCTGCGCGAGACCCTTGGTGCGGACGACGGGCAGACCCCAGGCTGTGTTGCCGGCGAAAGCCGGGTGGAGATAGCGGCCGTCGGCATCCTTCGCCAGGTCGAGCGCCGCGGCGTCGAGATGGTTCATGACGACGGCGGTGGCCACAAGGTCGGCCTCCGACACCTGCGCGATTGCCACGCGGATGTCGTCCATGGCGTTTGCCGGCGTGATGCCGGGAACGATATCGGGATCGTAGACGGTGGAGTTGGCGATCAGGCCATCGACATGGTTCGCCGTACCGTCACCGTTGATGACCTCGCCTTCCTCCTTGAGTTGGAGGCCGTAGATTCCGCGCTGGTTGATGTAGCCCTCCATGCCGTCGACGTCGTCGAGGATTTCCTCATTGACGCGGAACCAGTGCGCCATCTTGACCATCGGCGCCGTCTTGGCGGCGAAGGTGATGTCGGACTGCGGCTTGAGGGCACCGGCGGCGACAGTCGCTGCATTGTTGGTGTAGCCGGTTTCCTGGAGGTATTCGAGGACGGCCGCGGTCGTTGCGAGCGTCGGGATGACGTCGCGCAGGAAGAGCGCCTGATTGACCGGCTCGATAAGGCCGCGGTTCTGGCGGCGAACGCCGGCCGGCAGGGTCACAGTGCCAAACGAGGCGGACGTGATATCCTTGAACTCGACCGTTTCGCGACCGCGGATCTTGGCGCCGAAATCCTTCGTCTCCGCGATGATGCGGCCGATCGTCTTGGTGTCGTCGCGGCGGGCGTTGAGCTTCTTGGTCAGGTCGGTGACCGTCTCGCCGAGCTCGGTCAGTTCCTTGCGGCTGTCCTCGACCCGGCCCTTGATGTCGGTGATGTCATCACCCGACGCCTGCTTCGTCTGGAGCTCGGCGAGCTTTTCCGACAGAGCTTTCTGCTCGCTGGTGACTTCCTTCAGCTTAGCGCCGATTTCCTTTGTCGCAGCGTCGAGCGCTTCCTTGATTTCAAGGTCCATCTTAAACTCCTGTGGTGATGGAAGGTTAGGTGAAGCTGAACTTCTCTCTGATCAGCTTCGCGATCTCCGAGGCGGACGCGTCGCGCGATCCATCGCCTAGAGCTTGTGGCGCAAGAGCCGCTTGGGCCTTGGCCAGCCACGCCGGGAAGCCTGCGTCGCGCAAGGCACCTTCCACCGCACGTTTCAGAGGCGCGAAGTCGCCGGACTTCGTCGCCAGAATGATTTCGTCGACGCTTTTGACGGCATCGATAGTCGCCGACTCCAACATTGGCAGCGGCGTGATGGACACTTCGAACAGTGCCACCTCTTTCAGCAGCCGGGCCGCACCTTCGCGGCCTGTCTTGATAGCCTTGTAGCCGATGGACATGCCGTTGATGGCGCCCATCTTAAGGAGGTCGTAGGCTTCCCTACCCTTGGCGGTCGTGAGAGCAAGCTTACCTTCGACCCGGAGGCCGACAGCGTCTTCCTCGCTTTTCGTCCACATGCTGATCGGCTGCTGAAGATCATGGCTCCACAGCATGAGCGGCCGGCGCTCGGCGAGGCTTTTAGCAAAAGCGCCGGCAACGACGATGTCGCCGCCGTGATCCTTCACGCCGAACCGGGAGGCATATCCGGAAATTGTGCCATCCTCAGCGAGGCCACTGGCCTCAATCTTGGCGAACTTGGTTTCCAGGTCCATTTCCTGCCTCGCTTCGTTTCGGAAGTTCGTCCGCGCCGGCCATCGGGTTCATCCCCATTCGGGCACGGATATCGTTTTGCGTTTCCCAGGCGGTATTGTTGCCGAGGGCCTTCGACGCGTACTCGCCGATCGTCTTGAGATCGCCACGGTAGTATTGCGTCTCGTCGAGGTTCACGAACTGGTTCGGCTCCAGCATCGAGAACGCGATGCCTTGCTCCCAGCGGCGCGCCCACGGCTGAAGCGTGACGGTGACGTGATAATCCATTGCATCGGCGATACGCGTGAGCGACTGTCCGGCAGCGTCGTGGGCAAGGAAGATCGGGTGAATGCCGTAGGCCCGCGCCACCTCTTCGATGAGGAATTTGCGTGTCGCCAGCAGCTCCATTTCGGCTTGCGTCGGGACAATGCTCTTGTAGTTGGCCCCGCTGTCGAAAATTGGCGTTCCCGGCAGCTTGTCCTTAAGCGCAGATTCGACCGCGGCCGCCGCGTCGTCCCCGAGAACCTGTTCCGTCGTGATGTAGCCGCGAACCGCCTTCTGCTTGCCGTCATCGACCTGGCGCTCTTCCAGCGCCATCGAGAGACCGAGAACCTTCTTGATCTCATTGGTGATGTCGAGGCCTTCAATATCATCCCAGCGCGGGTTCGATATCTCGATGAAGTCGCTGCGCGTCAGGCCCTCGACCCCGCCGATGCCGGGAATAGTGCCCGTATAGGTGACCTTCGCCGTCTCGGGGTCGCGAACTGTGCGGACCTGCCCGTCAACGATCGGGATCAGACGCTTCAGCTTGCCGCGATAGCCGCGGTCGATGTAAGCCCGGCCGACGCCTTCAAACACGGCATGCAGAGTAAGGCATTCGACGAATTCAAGCGGCGTCATATAGTCGTTCGGCTTGTGCCCGAGGCGTTCCGCAAGCTCGCCTTCCACAACTGGCTGGCGGATCATCCGGCCCATGTCGTCGTACGACTTCAGGCCGGTGATGATCGGCATCGCCGCCACGCCCTCGGCAATCCGAAGGCCGGCCGCCAGCGACGCCGTCACCTTCAGATGCCTTTCGGTCGCGGCGATCTCGCGCTCGATGATGTATTCCTGGTAGAACCGGTTTCCGTTGAGGTCCCGGTCCTTTTTCTGGAAGAAGGACGGCCACCTCATGCCACGCGCACCCCGCGCGCCATGTAGCTGCCCTTGGCCTTCTTGTCCGATTTGGACGCCCCGACGGCCATAGCCTTCGAGACCATGCCGTCAATGCGGCCACGGCTCTTGTTCTTGTCGAACATCTGGTTTCCAATTCCGTCAGAGATCAGGACCACGTTTGATGCACAAACGTCGGTCAGCTTGTTTTCCTCGATGAGGACTTCACCCTTCAGGATCTTGTCCGTCATGCGGCTGATAGAGTGCGGCATGCAGAGCTGGCGGTCCTCAAAGGCAATCTTGGTGCCCTGTGCATGGGTGACGATCTTCAGGCCGGAGCCGGCCGGCTCCTTCGGTCCCATGTACCGCCACACCGGAAGGCCAACTTCGGCGGCTGCCTTGATAAACTCCGAGATATAGGCCGGGTCCACGGTCAGGCTGTCGACGTTGAACTCAGCACGCAGCGTGGCGACCTGTTGGGCGACGAACGTGTAGTCGATCGTCTCACTTTGAAGGATCGTCACATACTTCTCAGCCGCGAATGCAGTGTATGGTATGCCGTCCTGCGCCTCGCGCCGAGCAAGGCCGCCGCTTGTCGTCCAATACCAGGTCTTGAGCGTCAGCTTGTCGTCAGGCGCTCGCCAGCAGGCCGAAAGCGCGGTCAAATCGTTCTTTCGTGACAGATCGAGCGACAGAAAACACGGAAAAGCCTTCACTTCCTCGGTCAAAACCGGCCCCAAACACGCCCTCCAGGCCTGTTCGTCCGGCAGCCAAAAGCCCGACGAGCCGACCGGCTTCCCGAAATACAGCCGCTCCGTCGCCAGCCTTTCAGAGGCAATATGCTTCGCCGTCTGCACACGGCGCCGGACGTTGTCGATCGGATAGGTGATCCCGAGCGCTGGAAGCGCCTTCACCCAGCAGGATTCATCATTGAACGGGTCGTCTGTCTCATCGACGCGCGCGATATACGAAAACGCGCTGTCATCGTTGATCACACCCTCCGCCACCCGCTGATAGAACTGCGAAAGGTTCGTTGCGACGGCCTGGTCAGCTGCCGGCGTGTTGGTGCCGAGCACCATGAGCGGATCGCCTGGCATCTTGTCGATCGCCGCCTTCCACAACTGGATGGCCTTGTCGGTCTTCATCTCGTGGATCTCGTCGCCGAAAACCGCAATCGGCTTCGGACCTGAAATCGTGTCGCCGGAGGCCATCGGCAGAAACTTGGCCTCCATCGCCGGCACTTCAATCTTCCAGGCATTGTCGCCGACGCCGCGAATAATCACCGTTCGTCGGCTCTCAAGGGTCTCACCCTCCTTGCCCGGTATCTCGGCGCGGCAGAGGGCGACAGCATCGGAGAACAAAACCTTCGCCTGATCCAAGTCGTTGGCGATGGCGTAAGCCTCGGCGCGCTTCACACCGCAAAAGCCGATCATGTAGAGGCCGATCGCACCCATGAGCGGAGATTTGGCTTGCCCCTTTCCTGTCTCGATCCATGCATGCCGGAAGCGGCGCGTGCCGGACGCATCGCGCCACCCGAAGAGCGAGCCGACGACGAACGTCATCCAGTCCAGCAAATGGAACGGCTGGCCTACCTTCTCGCCGGCCGTGACCGTGAACATCGCCGGGAAGAACCGGAGCGCCCTGCCGGCCTGGTCGACGTCGAAGCGGAGGCCGCGCTTGTGACCATTCTTCAGGTCGTCGAGGTGGCGCTTGCATGCGGCCCGGACGAACCGGCCGGCTATGATCTCGCCCTTGACGACCTTACTGGCGTAGGCCGTTGTCGGATCCAAGGAACTCGTCGGCGGCAGTGGAGCCGGCGGCGGGCTTTTTCGTGCTCGCTTTGACTGCTGCTTCACCGAACATCGCCTTTTCCAATTTCAGCATCCGCTCGTTCAGCTTCTCGCAGGCGCTCCAGCGGTAATTGAAATACTCGCCGCCCTCTTCGCCCTTCAGAACCGGGCCTTGCTCAAATGCGGTCGGATAGAGATTTTCGAACTCGACTTTGGCCCGGACATAACGGTCAGCGCGCGCCAGGTTGGCGAGCGTCACGGCCTCGGCTTCCTTCAGCGCGGCGACGGTCTCATTCCAGAGCGCCTTCGCCAGCTCGGCAGCGCCCTCGTCATCGAGAAAGACGCGCCCGTAGGCGGGTTGAACTACCTTGACCACCCTACCCCCCTTTCCAAACTGGTTTCAGTGCAAATGAAGGGGGGACGCGGATGCGGAGAAATCGACCCCTCTTTAAACTTTGAGGGGGGTGCCCTGTGAAACATCGTGTTTCACGCCTTGACCGCCTTCGCCTTCCGGCCTCGCCTGCCCTTCGGTACCTCATCGCCCTTCTGATCACCTTCAGTCGGCTCGTCCGCCTTGGTGCTGTCTATCTTGAGGCACTTCGCTCGGGCGATGGATGCGCCGCGGCTGATGGCATTGGCAAGCTCATGGTCGACGACGATCTCTTTCGTCTCCAGCCCCGCCAGCTTCGCCTCAATCGCACTGGCGTAAACGAGCGCCTTGGGCTGCGGTGCCATGGTGCGCCAGTAGGCCAGGGCCAGTTCAAGCTCTTCGTTCATGAAGCGCTCCTGTTCCAAGGGTGGTTGGGATCGATCGGCCGACCGGCCTCGTTGTGCCCCTGCACGTAACCGCGGTTCGTGTGCCGCTGGATAGGGCCATCATGGCATTCATTGCAGACGGCCATGATGTTCTCTGGATCGAGGAAGAGATCGAGGTCGCCCTTGTGATCCCGCTTGTGGTGGGCGACGGGAGCGTCCGGTGCCTTGCCATTCCCTATCAGCAGCTTGCCGCAGCCGTGCCATTGGCACGTGTAGTTGTCGCGGAGGAAGATCCTCTTGCGGAGCGGCTGCCAGGCTGGATGCTTGTAGAGCGCTTGGTGCTCCGGTCTGTAGCGCTTAGGCGGCAA